TTTGAACCTGGGTGATTGTGTTGAAACATTTCAGCCTCAAGCATCGTGTGCAAATCTTCACCACCTACGTCACCAACCGCCGTGCCAATTGTGGGGTTTGTAGTGCTTCCGCCTGAACCCATAGTCACGCGATGATTTAAATCCGGCAAATTAAATGTAGTCGTGCCATTTCCATCACCCCAGGTAATCCCAATTGCGGCAAATAGAACGTCATAAGTCGCACGTGATACCTCGCTGCCATCACAAACTAAAAACCCCGCTGGGGCTGCCGTTCCCGCAAAATCAATAATTGCACCAGACGGGAATGGTGCTACCACCGCGCCAGTTAGGTAGGTTAATTGTGCCGCAACGGTGGTCGCGTCATTATTGACAGTATCATAATACCCGACTAATGCAGCCCCATTTGTCACAGGCGCATTGTTGGCAAGTTCCGACCTTAGCGTTGAGACATCTGCGGGTTGCTCAAGCGTTGCCGCTATGACGCCATCTACCGACCCAAACCATGTTTGACCCGCTTGTAAAACCGGAATCTGCACATTAACTGCAAGGGTTGATTCGGGCAAATATGAGTTGATTATATAAGATAAATTTCGACCAAGCGCATAAGATTTATTTTGTTGTGTTATCAGTAGCAATTTATCGAGTGCTGCATCGAGTGTAAACCCTGAAAACGTCTGGGCTTGCGAAAATTCAACGTCTAATGACGCTGAAACGTTTCGTGCAATGGTCACAACATAACTATTTGGCGGTATTTTACCAGGCAAAAAGGTTATGACGCCACCACTTATGGGGTCTAAATTTGGTGTGTAAGTGTAATCAACGCCCCATTCTTTAATATCATCGGCGGGTATCGGGGTTGCCGTAGAAAGCTGCGTATAAACATCTAAATCCGGTGTGCCATCTGTTTCTACGGGTGTATAGAATGGCACAATATAAACGCTTGTTATACCATCGGCTGCATATTGGACAATGGTGTCTTGTTGCGGCAAATCTGACATGATTTTTCCTTAAAATAGCGGTTTCTGTCCTGGTTCAAGATACGGCTTATTCCCCAAAAACGAATCAACATAGGGCTGTAAAACTGGTATTGTGCCAACCGGATTTGCAACCTTTGCCCAATCTCGAACGCTTTTTTCAGCGCCTTTCAAATCGCCATTTGTTAATGCGAGCGCTGTAAAAAAAGGTTGCGTTACAAATCGCACTGACGGTGTCGAAATCAATGATGCGGTCACGCTGCGATTGTCACTCTTATCATTTAGTATTGTACTAAATACACCAAGCCCACCCGCTAATAATTTTTCATAATATTTAAATTTTTCAAAAGAACTCATTTTTGAAGGGTCTGGGGGCGTTAATCCATTTGCAACCGATACTAGAACTTCGGATAATGACGCAAGCATCATTGTACCTAGCGCCATATTTAACCCATACATAAGCCTCGCCTGATTACTGTCAAAATCCCCCATGCCGCCCATCCATACGCGGCGCATATATGTCATGGGATAACCTTTAAACTGCATAATCATTCTAACGGCTTCCCCTGCCGCTGTACCGCTTCTTGTATTAAGCGTTGTAAACATATTGGTGTATGCGGTCGGATTTAATATTGAAAATTCCTGCATAGTGTCGAACATTGCAAAAACTTTTCGGTATAAATCCTGTCTGTAATCTGAAAGAGGCGTTAATTTATTGCCTTTATTCCATAAATCCTGTAATTCGCTATCTGTGATTTTATAAACATTATCAGTTGAAAATAATTTCTTTTCAGTTTTTGACCGAAGTGCATCCCACTCATGCGAACTAATGTTGAACCGATTTAAAAATGATTGTTGCTGGCGGTTTAAAGCATCCATTGACTTGACAGAATCACGCCCATACCCTTTCATGACGGGTTCCATAGCGCTTAATCTATTTCCTCTATCCCATGCTTCAAGCCCGACCCCATGAAAGAATTTATTCGACATTTTAGTAATTGTGCCACCCATGCCCGCTGTATCGATATAGCGTGTCACAGTTCCCATATGAACATTCATTGACGATGCCATTGTTCGCGCTAAAATGATGCGACTTTCACTCGGAATTAAATTAAAAGCGTTAACAATCGCATTAAAATAAGGCTTCCAATAGCCAACGCCCGCGCGTTGTGCCATTCCTGCAATATTTGAAATATCTGAAACACTGCGTAAAACGATACTTCCAAGACGTGCCATCGAACTAATAGCCCTGACACTTGTGCCGATATTTGCAATTGTTGGGTTATATGCGCCTTTATTGACGCCCAAAATATTATTAAATAAAGCGTCCGTTCTTCTATAACGAATAGAGTCCATGGCGCTCACTTCGGGTTTTTTTGCTACCTGAACATGACGCATTTCGTTGTACATCATTTCAGGTGCGCTCCCGAAAATCTCTGCTAACCCTGTTTCATTGCCAGATTGATTAATGTCTAAAAGCCATGACTTAAATAATGACTTTTGACCATACTTCTGGTTTGCCATGCTAAAACTTTTCCAGTCCTTGTACTTATAAAACATGTGTCTTGCGCGTTCGACCTTCGCCCAATCTTTTGCAACATCGGGTCTTGTGAATAAAGCCCCATTGCCCTGCAAGATGTTATCGTAAGTGTTGCCTATCATTTCATTTACGATTGCATCATCAATTTGACCATCGGTATTCATAGCACGCGTATTTTTAAATGTGCCTTCGATGTCGATTAGAGATTTATGTAATTTTACCCAGCTTTCTTTTCCCATACTGCTTAAGTCTGACGGATTGTATGTATTTCTAAAAAAGCGGTCTTCGTTTAATTCGGAGGGTCGCATCGCATCTGATTTTATAAGCGTTGCATTTCTACCTTCTGGATAATCCCGCAGTGACTCCCCAATCCTTTGAATCGCCGGATTATCACTTTTTACCCCATCAGCTACTGCCGCGATTTGGTCATCAAGGTCACTTTTGGTAAGAATTTCTAAATCCTCACGCGACATTTTACCAAATGATTTGGTGTGTAACGTTTGTTTCGTAGCATTTGAGGCCGTTTCAACATTATGATCAGTATTTTTTTTTGTTTTTTCCAGAAATGACTGAAGATTTATGTCTTTATTCATTTTTGCTTTATTTAAATCAAACTTACCGATATTGCGTGCAGCACGCGCCGAATCATAAAGCAACGCACCAATATTTAATCGGTTTATTTCTTTTATAGCGGCTTCCTGTGGGAATGGCACACCTGCTTTTTGTAGTTCCCGCGTTCTTGATGCGACACTTTTTATATATTGTTCAAGCTCATCAGGTGTAAATAACCCCAATGATTGTGCGGCAATATTGATACATTCGCTATTTTTAGTCATTATCCACCCAGTGCGCATTTAATTAAGTCATTTAGTGCTTTTTCATTTTCACTAAATTGCTTGTATCTTTTTTCAGTCGCAACAAATTGTTCTTTAGCAAAAGCAAATTCCGATGAGTTGACCTTTTCCATAGAAACTTCATCAAACAATACTTCCGGTTTTGAGGATTCTTTCATCACCGTTTCTATTTCAAGTGCATTACTTTCAACATTAATTCCAAGTTGTTCAAATTCTCTAGCGAGTGGTACGGCTCTTTCAATCCGGCTATGAAGATATCTTTTAACAGCATCAGGATTAGCAAGGCGCGAAGCGTTGACATCAACCATTTCAGTAAATTTTTTAAGGATTTCGTTAAGCCCTTTTTGTTTCGCATTACTGGCCTCCATGTTTATTCTATCCAGCAATACCTTTGCATTTGGCCAAACTTGGGATAAATCCTGTAATCTATAAAATGGTTCGCTATTTTTGTAATTATGAATTAATTCACCATTTTGCATTAACTCGTTTTGTAACGAAATTATTTCTTCGCGCGGCGTTAGAAAATCTTCTTTTAATTGATGTTTTAAATCAATATGCCGCCCCTCTTTGAATAATCTTTCATATTTCTTTGAGCGCCGCGCTTCAATTAATCGAATTTTATTCAAAATCTTTATTTTATCTCTAACCACTTTCGGTACGTGGTAGGGGATATCACGAGTATGTGACACGCCGATTTTCTTTAAATGTTCAAAAATATTCTTCTGTGAAAATAATTCTCTTTTCATTAAGCCTTTCGGCAATGTACGCGTTAGTGCACTTTCAAAATTCTTTAGCGCCTCACTATGCGATGCAATTTTCCGGCCAATATTATCCGTAAAACCTTGCATCGCATTTAATAAATTGGGATTTTCTCGCATATTGCCCACATATCCATCAAGTTCATTGTGGATGATGTAGCTTGAAAGTAGTTGATTTTCTTCCGCGCTTAAGTTTGTGATGGACTCATCGAACATCGCACTTTGCAGATTCTTAATCCCATCACGGCTTAATACTTGATTCCAAACGCGCCCAGTTACGCGGTCGTATGGTATTTGTAAGGCTTCTAAAACTTTTAATCCGCCCTCGTGAACTTTACCCTTATCATTTGGATTTTCAAGATAATCTAGGTACCATTCGTGCATTTCAGGTGAAATTAGTCCTTCGTCCTCCGCTTGTTGTAAATGACTTTGGAGTTCAGAAACGCGTGCTTGCTTTTGTACATTTTGCCCTTCGACAATAATATTTTCTTTTAAAACTTCTTCATGTTCTCTGAACAATCGGGATAATTCAGCATCAACGGCTTTACTTTCTGTGATAGCATTTCTTCGCAAAATGATACCGCGAATACCTTTAAAGGCAACATAACCCGCAGCTAGTGGGGCAGCACCAAGTAAGAAGCCGTAATTATCTGACGCCCAATCTTCAATGGCGTGACCTGTATCTAATGTGTTGTTAACAGC